CCGTAAGCGCCCGCCTGACCCAAACCACAAAAGGCAAAGAACAATGACCCCTTACCAAGAGGGCCAGCAAGCCCGGCGCGAAGGAATGCCCCGCTATAATCGCTGCCATAGCCCGCTTCTGGCGCGGTAGTAAACAACAGCCGAGACGATTAGCGAGAGCGCGGCCACACAACCAATAGCAAACGTCGCAACTGGCCAAAGATGCCAAAAAGCCATATACGAAACAACCGCGCTAACTGTAACGATTAGCGCGGAAATCCACCGCCTCTTGCTTTCAAATTTTGACTCGTTTGCCATCATAAAATCCTGATGGTAGAATCGCATGATGATAGACCTAAAGCAAGCCATTACCGCCGGTAAATTGGACCAATTCATCGCTGAACACGAAGCCGAAACTGGCGATGTGGAGGGCTGGCCCAATGTGGTGGCTATCCGTTCAATGGCCGGAACGTCGAAAGAAGCTCCGGCAGCATCGCCTCCGGACGGTTCCGGCGATTGAAGCGATACTCAAATTCCTTGACGTAGCGGTTCAGGTGCTTGGGGCTGACACTGGTGTGGGTGCCATTGATTGAGCATTTCAGGTGCCGCCAGAAGTTCTCAATCCCGTTGACCGAAACCGTCTCGGCAAGGCGGTAATCGTAATAGGCATATTCTTGCGCACTGTGGTTCACGCGGGCGTGGCGATAGCCTGCATCCGACAGGTTGGCATAGCTGCGCAGTTCATCGGTGTGGACGTTGCCACCGATCCGCACGTTGGCGGTGACGAACGGCTCTAGCGTAGCGCGGCGCTGGTTCGGCACCACTTGCGCCACAAGGTCGCCGCCACGTTCCAGAGCGCCCACAACAACCGTCTTACCAGCTGATCCGCGCATATGCTTGCCGCGCTTCACGCCGCCCACCAGAGTTTCGTCAATCTCGACGTTGGTGCCTTCGCCGCCAATCGGGGTGTCACCATCCACATCGGCCATGTGCTGGCGGATCAGCGCAGCCATGCGCCATGCAGTCTTGTAGGTCACGCCAAGCTGGCGCTGCAATTCCTTGCCCGAAACGCCGTGCCGCGTGGTGGTGAACAGGTGGATGGCATAGAACCACAGTTGCAGCGGGGTGCGTGTCTGCTGGAACGGGGTGCCCACAGTTGGGTGCAGGTGGTGACCACACCACTGGCAGGAATAGGCGCGCTCTGCCTTGATGCGGAACCAGTTCGACGGACGCTCGCACGAAGGGCAAGCAAAGCCCTGCCCAAAGCGCGTCTCAAACAGATGCGCGAGGCAGGTTTCATCGTCCGGATAGAGGCGAAAGAAAGCGGCGGAGGTGAGGCGCTTCGTCATACCGATTATCTAGCATAGCGGATTACGTATGTAAAGGGGATACACCCCCAAAGATGCGCGCCTATATCGCCGCGCTCACTTAGGCCAAGCCGTCGCCTGCGCTTCATACCAGGCCCGCCACGCATCATCCCGCGCTATCGCCGTGTCTGCGGCTTCTGCGGCGGTAGCGGCAACGTCGAGAGATACCCACCCTTGGGCCGCACAAGCGGCACCAGCAGCGCCGGCGGCGGCACCGGCAGCGGCAGTTGCTCCACTTTGGCCGGGGCCACCGCTATTGGCCTCACGCGCGGCCCAGCGCAAGCGCAAGTCAGCATAGCTACGGGCAATATCATCATTGCGCTTTTGCAGATCATCAGCAGTCCCTTTCGATATCTTGGCCTGTTCAGCCTTGGCGGTGACAATGATTATTGCCTGCGCCGCCGCCGCAAGCCGCTGCGCTTCAGTAAATGCCAGCGTATCCGCCGCCGCCTGTTCCTTAGCCCCCCGCACAAAAGCCGCCTCAACCTTGCCCGCGTGCCACCCATAAGCCGCCCATATCAGCAGCGCCGCGCCAATCCCCGGCACGATGTAACGCCACGGCAGAGACAGGATTGTGCCGGGTATCATTCCACAATCTCTGTCTTAGTCGTCGTCACCACCGATGAGTTGTGAGCGGGCTCATCGCGGCCATTCGCTTCAAAGCTGGCGATGCCAACCGAGCCTTTCAAATTGCGGATAGCATTGCGAAGGCCCAGCCCGATCATCACCAATATGGGCACAGAGAGCGCCATATAAAGCGCATTGCCCAGCACCCCCAAGCGTTGCGGCTGCGTGTTTTCTAGCCATTCTCCATGTGCGATAATCCGCACAAGCCATATTCCTACGCCGGTCAAGAACAGCCCGCCGCCAAGCCATGCCACCGCATAAAGCCAAGCCCGCCAGCTCGCATCCCACCATGGCGGGCGCGTCATGTCAGCGCCACCCGATTGGCAAGCCACCCGTTCAGGAAACTCTCATTTGCGGCCCGGCCTTCTGCCAACTCGACATAGCGCGCGCCCTGCAATGCGTTCAACGCAATCAGCATCACCCGCTCACCATCGCGCCGCCGTGCCAGAAACGCCGCCAATGCCCGCACCGTAGCAGGCCCGCACAAACCATCCATGGCTATATCGGCATAGTCCACCTGCTGCCGGTTCAAAGCGTTCAAGGCACGCTGCAAAAACCGCGTGGCAACCCTTGGCCCCATGTTTATCCCGGTGTCTATTACCTCCGCTGCAATGGCCGGCGACAAAGGCAAGATCATGTGGAAGCCCGGCCATTCTATATATTTCCGCCGGTAAATATCGCGCGGCACAGATTCCGGCATTCCTCGCATCAGGCCCGTCCACCCGTTTGCGCGCGCCACCGCCTCAGTGATGCCCCAATTCGTAGCGCCGCCCCGGTCGTCCTTGTGATCGACAAAGCCGCCTTCTTTTTTGAGTAGGCCGTCTATGATCTGGTCAACCGTCATCGCGCACCTCCATTTCGGCTATCCCGATACTGGTCCACCAGAAACTCCAGCTTGGCTTCAATGCCAGAAAGCCGGCTATCAACGCTGCCCAGCTTGGCGGGCATTTCCTTGATGTTGCCCTCTACCGTCGTCAGCCGCCGATCCATCGCCCGAACATCGGCATAAAGAATGCCAGCCGAAAATATGGACGTGCACACCGACGTAAACACAGCAACGATCACGCCCCATTCGAGGCCGCGCAAAGAAATGCGAGATGTAGGGGCTGCGCTCACAGCCACCCCACCAACACCACAGCGACCGCCGCCAGCAGCGCGCCCACAACGCCGCTCAGAAGGTCCATGCGGTCATCCATGGACCAGCGCGCGCCAAACGGGTTCCAGTCGCTCCATGGCCGCCCCGGCGCGTCCCATTGCTTGCTTTTCTCCCCCGCCTCCTTTGCCCAAAAATAGACAATCGCCAGCATCGGCGGCACCACCATGACCGGCAACACCCACGCCAGCGCACAGATCGCCGCGCCCAAAAGCCCATGCTTCGCCCAATTCCTCCACGTTCCGTTCATCACAGATTCCCTTCGCTAATCCAATCCGTCGCCAGCACGTTGGTCGCGCCCGTCGTCACCTTCACCCAAGATTTCGCAGCCGCCAGCGTTGGCACGCTATTGATGATCCGCTTGCCGCGCGGCCATGTCCCGCTAGTCGGGATGGCAGGCGCATAAATCGGCGCAAGCATATCGTCATACCAGCCAAGCCGCAGAACATTGTTGATCGTGTCCAAGCTTTCAATCGCCGTGCCCCGGTAAACCATCATCTTGGCAAAATCCAAGGTCGCGCCCGCGCTGTCAGCCGGGAACATAAACAGATTATAACCATTGGTTTCCGCGTTCTGCGCGCGGCCATAGCCAATCACCCGGTTCCATCCCGCGCGCAGCCGCGCCACCCCGGAAAACAGCGTGCCATTATCCCCCTGCATCCGAAACGTCAGGTCAGTCGCCACGCTGGCCCGCACCAACATAGAGAACCCGCCGATCCCGTTGATCGGAAATGCGCCGGGGATGGCTGCAATGATTGACCTGTTGGCCCCGGTGCTGCCCGCAGAGGCCAGATAGACACAGCGCGCCACTTGCCCATGCGTTGCATCCAAAACCTTGCTGGCCGTCGCCCCAATCGTATTACCCACCTCCGGCGCATTAGGGTTCAAGCCCGCGCCAGCGTAAGCATTCGGCACTTGCGGCGTCGGCACGAGCGCTGGAATGCCGCTCATTACGCCGCCACTTTCGCCGCCCCAGTAGAAACCGCTCCACCCTTGAATGCCGCTGCCCGATCCAGTCAACACGTTGCGGCCTTCAAGATAAACCGTCGAGCTCGCATCGCAATCAAACTGGTTCTTCGAGCCGCCGCCAATCACCGCGTCGCGCACCGTGAGCTGCGCCCCGTTCCGCAAGCGAAAGCTCTCCGGCAACAAAGATTGGCCCAGCTCGCCCGAGGTGGCAGAAGCGCGCACACCGTCCAAAAGCACACCAGAGCGCGGCACCACTACACTTCGCACCGTTGCCGTATCGCCCGGAGACGTTAAAGCCCCAAGCGCTTCAAAATGCACATTGTCCAGCGTCACCGAGACAATGGGCGCATTGCCGCTGCCTTCACCATAAAGCGCCATGCCGTTAATAGTATTGGTCTGGAAGGTGCAGCCGGAAAACAACCACCCGCCCACAGGAAATACAGAATTGGACTTGCCGAAAAAGCCCACCGTGTTGTTCTGGAACCGGCATCCATACCATTGCAAAACCGTCGTCCCGCCGCTCGTCGGCTCACTCATGCACACAAAGCCCACGCGGTTGCCGAAAGATATCAACCCATCGCATATCATTTCCTGCACATTGCGAAGCGCCACCGCCTCATCGCACCCGGTCACATACACATCTTGCAAGCGCGCATAGAGCAGCGCGGTCACACCGCCCGCCGCAATGCCCGTAACATTGGCCAAGCCCCGGCCATTAAACCGCCCGCCGCGCACCATTCTAGGCCCGGCCCGCTGGGCATCGCTCCCCATGCTCAAAATCGTCATGCTTGTGGTTGCCGCCGCCAGCTCGGCTTGCGTGTCCATATCTATGATAACGCGCCCAGTCTCATCATTCGCCATGGTCAGCGCCCCGGTCAGATAGCGCCCGGCAGGAATATGCAACACCTGGCCCGTAGCCGCCGCCGCCGTGATCGCAGCTTGCAGCGGCGCGGTCACATTCTGTAATAACGTCCCCGCGCGCACATCGGTAATCTGCACGGTCGTCATAAAGTCAAACGCGCTCAGCCTTTCGCGCGATTTGTGAAACAAATTGCTCGCCACCCCGCCGGTGAATGGCGGCGTATAGACCACATTTTGCGCCAGCGTCGCCGCCTCCTCGGCCAGCGCAATGGCAATCGCTGCCACCACATCGGAGCTTGTCGGTCCCGGTATCGGCAAGCCATCATCATCAAAGGCCAGCAATCTATTTTCGCGGGCCGCCACAGAAGGCAGCAACATATCGCCAGTGGCCGCATCTTCCTCGCCCACCAGCACCGCACGGCTCAGATCGTCGGTCAGTTCCTGTGTTATCATCGTCAGCAGATCAAGGGCGCGCTCATGCGCCTCCGCCGGGAAAGGATCGTTAGAGGTGTAATCGGTCAATTGCGTGAGCGAGGATTGCCGGCGGATTGTCAGCCGCGCCGCCACTGGCGGCGCCACAAGCAGCGTCACCGTGCCGCCCAGCTCATTGCCAGCCCCGGCCACATTATAATCAACGCTCAGCGCTAGCGTAGAAGTCACGCCGCCAATCGTGCGCAGCAGGTTCAAATTGATATTGCTGGCAAAGGGAAACGGCACTGGAAACACCGTCGTCACGCCATCGCCAATATACGTCTGGCGGCGGTTCGTCGTCATCACAGTCATAATCAATCTCCCATTACATTGCTAAAATCAGGCGCATCATCCGGCAGCGCCTCATCAGGCTGCCAATAATAATCCTGCCCAAAGTTCTTGCGCGCCGCGCGCACCGTCCGCCGCACATCATCGGCCCGGCCCGGATCAACCATCTCTTGCAGCTCGCCCCAAATCAGCCGGTCCGTCGCCGCGCGCGTATACCAAAGGTTGCTCCCCGGCGTGATGCTCTTCAGCAAGTTCACCATGTCCTTGCCCGCCGAGGTTTCTTTGCCCTGAATAGCCTTTTGCGCATTGCCGACAGTCGCCTTCATCGCCCGGTCAGCGGTGCCTACCAGTGGCCCCGCCACAAGCTGCGCCGTCGTAGCGCCGCCGCGCGTCTGGTCAGCAAACAGCAAATCACCATAAATCCCCGCGCCGCCGCCGCGTTGCAGCGCCTGCATCCAAAAGCGCGGGTCATCCATAGGCCGAGGGTCGCGGCCATTCACAATCTCATACATTTGCTGCGAAAGCGCACCAAAGCCCGCCGTCATCGCCATCAAATGTGCGGCCACTTTCCAGCGCGGCATTTCAGGGCGCTTGGCCAAGGCCCGCCCGCCGTGCATCATCAGCACAGAAATCGGAAACGCCTTAAATTGAAAGGCGCTATTTATCAGCTCATTAACCACTGTCCCCGCCTGCCGGTCGCCGCGCATCACCGCGCGCGCTGCCAAGGTCGCTTCCGGCATCGCATGGCGCATTTCGCGGCTCATCATTTCGCGCAGCTTTGTGCCCAGCTCATCGCCCAGGCCGCGCTCCAAATCCGTTCGCGCCTCCAAGGCATTCGGCGTAATAAAATCTATGCCGTCAGCGCGCGTAAGCGCCGTAGCGCGCACCACGTCCCATTGCTGTTCGCCCAGCCCATAGCGTTCCAGCATCGCACGAAAAGGCGGATCAAGCGCCGCAAAACTCTTGCTTGCTTCGCGCGCCAAATGCCTTTGTATCTCCAAGCCCATCCCCGCGCGGCCCATTTCGGTCCAGCGTGAAAGCAAGGATATGTCTAAAATGCCGCCCGCAAGCCGCTGCGCAAAGCCCGGCACATTGGCTTCCTCAGTATAGCGCCACAGGCTCGCCATCTGGTTGGCCGCGTGCCGCGCCAAAAGCCCGGTATCGCGCGCCAACGCCTTGCGCTCCGGTGCTGCCAGCGGTGCCATCATCCGCAGCAAATCGCGGATCATGCCGGTTTGCGGCAAGCCATTGAACAGCCGTGTAGACTTGGCAAACGCCACATCGCTGGACGCACTCAGCGCCGCGCTCCCCAGCATTGCCGAAGTCAGCACCGCGCGCGTGCCAGAAAATGCCGCCGCCACATTGGCATTCACCGGCACATTCACCGAGCCAGTGAACACGCCCCACATATTATCAATCTGCGCGCCCACGCTCATGCCCAGCGCATCCGCCGCCTCAAAGGCTTTCCCCGCCAAAGGCCCGCGCCGCACATCGGCCTCTATCATATCCTGCATCCAGCGAATGGTCGCCTCCGGGTTCGGCCCCAAAATCTCCAGCGCCGCAATGTCATGCGCCATCCCGTCCACATGGCCCATCATCGCATTGAAAATATCAGCCGGCGTTGTCACCGTGCCGTATTTCGCCTGCATCGCCTGCCAGTCATCAAAGCTCTTGAACACCAGAAACCGGCCTTCGGTGCGCTGGTTGGCAAGCTGGCCGCGCCCCTTGAAACTGCCCGGCGTGTGCCGGCTTGCGCCGCCTGTCCGCACCGCTTCATGCATATCCCGAAACGCCGTTTCCAGCCCGCTTTCCGTAAACGGCAAGCCCGTGCGGTCATCAATCATCCGCTCCAAATCCAGACGCGGCACCACATCAGCCCGGAATGTCGCATAATCAAACATCCGCACCTTGAGCATATCCCAGCGCGTCGGCAGGCCCCAATCAGCGCGCTTGCCAATCATCCCGCCCGCCGTATTAAACCGCTGGCGCAAATACTCCACCGCCGCCATCCATGCCTTGCCCATCTCCCCGGCAGAGGCATTGTCCACCGTCTCGCCAAAAGCCACCCGGCCCACATCAACCAAGCCTGAAGGTTCCCGAATGCCCACAAACGGCAGCCGGTCAAAGCCCTCCATCAGCGTGCGGAGCTGCCCCCAGGCCGTCTGCCGGATCGACTCCATGCGGTCCTCCAGGCTAGACACGCCCAGCGCACTTTCCCGCCCGGAAAACTTCGCCAGCGCCACATCAGCCGGTGTCCCGCCGCGCCCGCCAGCCCCGTCCATTTCCATCTGTATCTGCTTTTGCGCCATCGCCTGCATGGTCACGAGCCGTTTTTTGCGCAGCAGATCAAAGTCCAGCGCCTTCACCGTGTCGGCGCTGGCACTGGCCGCCGCCGCCGCTTCGCCCATGCCGCCCGCCCGGCTCGCCCTCAAATCCTCATAAAGATCAAGATAGGTCTGCGCCCGCTCGGCATCAATCACGCCTTGCGTCCGCAGATCGAGGATGCAATTGGCCACCGTCACAAGCAATCCCTCAGCGCCTTGAGCGCAGCTTCATCCCCATCAATCTCCGCCAGCGCCGTTCGCAGCGGCATCGGCTCCCGCCCGTCCAGCACCAGCAAGGGGCCGTCCGCCGCGCCGCCGGCCTCAGCATCCCGCCGCACATCATGCAGCAACAAATCCGCCTGTTCGCGCGCTGCCGCGCCAGCAGGGTCATCAAATGTCCGAAGGGCTGAACCCGTCAGCGCCGCCGCCGCATCTCCCTGCCGCGCTTCGCCAAACATGTCCGGCGCGCGCGCGGTATCAAACAGCGCCAGCCCGTCCAGATCATCTTGCCCGGCCCTGTCGCCCGCCCGCAGCGGCGCCTCAGCACCCATCTGCGCCCTCTCAGCATTGCGCGCCGCCGCCGCCGGATCAACCATCGCGCCCAGGTCAAGCCCCTCAAGCGCATCCGCCGCCGTCCGCAGCGCGGCAGGAACAGCCGTTACATCGTCGGCGGCGGCTCCAAAGATGTCGCCAAGGGCGGCGCCGGGGTCAAAGGCGTCTCCGGCCCCGTTTCCTTCTGTGGCACTTTCTGGCCCGCCGCTATCCGCGCCGCCTTGCGGCTCATCACCAGCATTGCCCCCTCCATCGCGTCGTCCATCCCGCCCGCCAGCGCCTCCATCACTTGCTCTTGCGTCATTCCCGCCGCCAGCGCCGAGGATATCGGGTCGCGCACGGAGTTCTTCAACAAAGGTTCGGGCGGCAGCATCAGGCTTCACTCCTTCGGGCAAACGCGCCGCAGCGCGGGTCAAGGCATCATTCACCGGGTTATCGGTCATTCGCGCCAGCTTCTCAACCACAACCGCCAGCGCCGCATTTTGCTCAGCCACCGCGCTGGCGCTGGCCTTGTCCACCCGGCTGCCCGCCGCTTCCAGCGTCCCGGCATTGTCCGCCGCGCTCACCAGCGCCCGGCGCGCATCACCAATCATCTTCACCGCCAGGTCAAGCACCCGCGCGCGCTCCGCCCAAAGCCCGCGCGGCCCTGTCAAATCGCCAAACATATTGGTCTGGGTCTCGTTAACGCGCGGCGCGGCCACCATATCACGCGCCATCATTTCCATCTGGCTGGCATTTGTCAAATTGCTGTCGCGCAGCGCAATAATCATCTGGGAATGCAGCCCCGGCGCGCTTGCCGCCGCATCACCCGCCACCTGCCCCACAATGCCGCCCGCCAGCGCCGTGCGGTCATCGCCGTTAATCACCAGCCCAAACGCCTCATCTTCAAGCCGAGACAGGCCCACAGCCGCCCGCGCCAAAGCCGAGCGCATATTCAGCCCGGACAAATAAGATGAGGACGCGCCAACGCGCCGCATAATCTTCGCCGCATCAACAGACGTGCCGCTATCGTTCAAGATATTGGCAGACGCGGCGCGCAGCATCACTTCTTCCGCCGAATGGCCATCAGCTTCGCGGTAGAGCTTGGCGTCCAGCACAATCGGCTCCGCCCCGTCCGCCATCAGCCGCCGCGCCAGTCCAGAGCGTTGGTGCCCATCGGCGACAAATATCTGCCCATCAGCCCGCTGCCATGCCATCACTGTGCCCGCCGCATCAGCATTCCAGGCCGTCACCCCGCGCAGCCGCTCCGTCACGCCCTCCGCATCGCCGTCCGCCTTATATTGAAACGTCGCCGGGTCCGTCCGCAGCAGCCGCGCATCAATCCCATATATCCGCCCGCTTTGCAGCGCCGGCCCGCCGGCAAGGCTTGCCGCCAAACTATCAGGCGTCACATTGCCAGAAACCCGCACCGCCGCCGCATCAGCCCGCACTGGCAAGGGAGAGGCTTCAGGCAGGCCAGACGCGCGGCTTTCCACAATCGCAGCGCCCGCCTCGCCCATCGCTGCATCATGCGCCGTGTCAGCCTCAGGGCCGGCCACAAACGGATTGCTCGCCGCCACCGCCTCATCTTCTTCCAATAGCGCCGCCGCCCCGCGCTCTTCCTGCGTCAGCTCGCGGCCTTCCTCTGCCGCCGCCGCCCGCACCGCCGCCACCAACCCCGCATCATTCGCCGCTCTAAGGCGCTCCGCCCGCCGCACTTGCCGCACCGCCAGCCCGCCAGACGCACCGCCCAGCACCAAGCCTGCCGCGCTGCTAAGCGCCATATCGCCCAGCAATTCATCCTTGCCATAGTCAAAATCATTGGCCTCAGCATCGGCAAAAAGCATCGGCGCCATGCCCAGCGTCACCCCGGCCTCAATCGCCGCGCCCGCCGCCGCCCGCCGCAATATCGTAGACGCCAAGCCCCGCACTGCCCCGCCACCCGCCCCAATGCCAGCAGTCGCCAGCACCAGCGGATCGGTAAAGCCCGCGCCAACGCCGCCCACAAATGCCCCGGCCACACCGGCCCAGCTATCCGCAATTTCCGCCTCCGCCGCGCTCGCCTCCGATTTGCGCCGCCGCGTCACTTCCGCCAAAAATGCCGCAGGCGTGCCCACATCAGGCAATTTCGGATTGGCCGCGCGCGCCTTGTTATACGCCGCAAACAGCCGGGTTTCCGCATCCGCCCGCAAGCTGGACCCCTGTTCCGGCAAGGTCTCAATCGCCATGCGCGCCGGCATCTCAAACAACGTCCGCCCCAGCACGCGCACCGGCTTAGCCGGCAACGCAATACCTGCATCCCGCACCGCTTGGCTCATGGAGCGCGCCAAAGCGGCCTCATAGCGCCGCTGCGTGTCTGAAAGCCCAATGCCAGCCCGCTGCGCCTTAAAGCCCGCTGGCACACTGTCCCCAAAGTCGGCGAGGCTGCCAAGCCCCATCGGCTCCATAGCAGGCCGTCCGCCGCTCAGGTCACGCCCATAGCCTGCCGTCCAGTCCGTCATTTCACCATCACTTCAAACGGCGTGCCGTCGCGGCGCATGATAATCTGGTCGCCCTCATCATCCACCGTCAGCACATAGCGCCCATTGCCAATGGCAAAAGGTATCGCCGCGCGCAGTTCCTCATCGGTTAACTCACGCCCCGGCACGCCGCCGGGCTTCATATAAACCGGCTTGCGCGCAGGCGGCAGATTTTTGATCGTCAGCAGATCATGCAGCTTGCCAAACTCTTCTTCGCTTTTCGTATCTGGCAGCAGCACCGTCACCCCATTGCGCTCGCCAAAGCCGCCGCGCAGCACGCCGTCACTGCCGCGCGTCTGCCCCGCCACCGAATTGATGCTGGAATTAAGTTGCCGGCTGCTCAATTTCGTCAAGCCATTGCTCGCCGCAAAGCCCGCGCCAAAGGCCCGCGCGCCCTCGGTCAGCGTGCCAGACATTTGGGCCATATGCCGAAGCGCCCGGCCCGTCACCTCGGGCACCGCCGCAATCACATCATCTTCCGCCACCAGCTTGTTATTGGCTTTGATCGCCTCAAGCCCGGTAATCATCTGCCGCGCCACAAAGGTAGAGCCGGGACGCCCCATCAGCAGCCCGGCATGGGCCAACACCGGCTGACCAGGGCTTATCTGGCGCAGCGCCGCCGCCGCCCCCAAAGGCCCAAGCCGGCTGAGCCCCGCCAATAATTGCTGCTTTTGCTCCGGCGTCCCCTTGTCTAGCCGCGTCATCAGCTCGTCTTTTTCGGTAGAGGTCAAAACCTCCAGCGGCCCACCATAGCGCGCCTTCACCGCGCCCGCCGCCGCAAGCCGCGCCTTCACACTGTCCGCATCGGCCACATCAAGCGGCGCCAGATCAGTCACCCCTTCACGCTGGCCAAAGCCCAGCTTGTCGCTCGCCAAAGCCGCGCTCATGCCGCCCAGCTTCGCCTCCGCCGCTTCAAGCCGCGCCAGAAACACCTGCCGCTGCGGCCCGTCCGCACTCTCTGCTTTGCCGCGTAGCTGAACCACCACATCTTGCACTTGCCGAGGCGTCGCGCCGCGCAAACCAGTTTGCACCGCCGCTTGCTCGGACATTACGCCAATCTGCCGCGCCAGCGCGCCGCCGCCAGGTATCCGCGCCGTCGCCCCGGCCAGCGCCGCCAGCTCGCCAGGCTCAGGCGGTATCCCCGCCTTCATCATTTCAATATAATCCTTCGCCGTATCGCGCACCGTCGTCTCATAATCGCGCTGCGCATCCTTTCGGTCCCGCGCCGCCCGCGCCGCTTCCGCCCGCGCCTCGCGCCGCTCCTCCTTCGCAATAGCCTCAGCGCGTCGAATTTCCGTGTCCGCCAATGTTCTAACCCGGCGCAGCTTATCAGGCGGCAACATCGCGTTCAGCGCGCCCGCATCAATCTGTTCGCGCAGCGCATAAGGGTCGCGTTCGGCCAGCCCTTCAGCATAGCTCAATGTCAGCCGCTCACTGGTTTCCGCCCGTATCTTCTCCCGCACATCAGGCGGCGCATTCAGCAAATCAACCAGCGCCGATTGTGCTGATAGTGTGTCAAACAACCGCTGAGGTGTAGGGTCTGTTGCTAAATTATTCGCCGCAATGTCCCGCCCGGCAGAAAAATCGCCCACCACTTTGGCAGACCGCAACCCGGCAGCATAACCGCCTTCATCAACTTCAACCTTGGCCCCCATCGGGATAAGCCGCTGTTCCGCCCAGGCGCGCGCATCCGGGTCCGTAATCCCGTCCAGCACAGCAGATTTCACCTGCTCAAATCGCGCCATCGCCGCGTCAAGATAGTCTTCGCCGTCCACAGCCGCCGCCGCCCGGCCTTCACGCTGGCCGGTCAATATCGCCGCTTCGCCTTGCGCTAATTTCTTCGCAACTTCGGCCATCGCCGCATTCTTGTTCGCCTTGCGCTCCGCCGCAGCATTGGCCGCATCGCGGTCCATCATCAAAAACCCGGCGCGCTCCACGCTCTGCCCAAGCCCCGCGCCAAAATCGCCCGCATTGGCGCGCGGCAAGTTAATGGCCGCGCCCGCCGCGCCGTCCACCCGCCGCTCATAGGTCGGTATCCGCGCCATTATTTCGGCTTCCCTACAACAGTTCCGGCAATGTCAGTGCCCGCCGCCAGCGCATCAAATATGCCGCGCCGCTTGGATAGCTCGCCTTCCACTTTAAGCCCCGCCGCCCTGTTCGCCGCCGCGCCGCGCACCCGCAGCCGGTCCAGTCCGCTTTCAAGCTCAATTTCGCGCAGCATGGTCAGCGCCGATCCGGTGCCCAGCCCGCCGCCATTGGCAGCCATGGCGGTAATAGCTTCGCCAGCAGACCGCCGCGCATCCTGCCGAATGTCCGCCTCTTGTGCCACACCCGCCACCAGCGCCCCTTGCGCCTCACGCTTGGCCATGCGCGCATTGGTCTTGCCGGCCTGAAAACCGGCAATGCCTTTAAGCGCCGCGCCGCCAACAGCAAAGGCCAACGGCCCCGCCATCAGGAACGCACCCGCTCAAACAGTTCCAGATCGCCGCCGTCAGGCCGCGCGCAGCGCACCCGAAACGCTTGCTCAAAGCCCAGCACCGCCGCCCAGCGCAGCCCCGCCACATGCTCAGGCCGCACCAGCGCTTCAATCCGGGCATAAGGCGCATCATCCAGCCCAAATCGCGCCATGCGGGTCAGCTCGATATGGTGCCGGCCAATGTCGCCAGAAAGCAAAGACCATGCCACCGCATAGCCTGCATGGGTCTCGGAAAAGCCGCCCAGCGCAATAATACGCCCCGCCGGCGTCAGCACCGTATAGCAAGGCCCCGCCTCGCAAAGCGCCAGCCCGGTCTCGCGGGTCATCAGCCTGTCATCCCATTGCGCTTGCAGGGCTTGCACATCAATCGCCAGCACATCATCCGGCTCCATGCGCCGCACCAAAAGGCCAACCGCCGCCGTCACGCCACATTGCCCACATCAACGCGCGGCGACAAAGACAGCAGCGTAAACGGCAACGGCTGAAAACTCTCCACCGTCACCCGCACATCGCGGTCATAGCCGCCCGGCCAGCCCAGCAGCGCCTCGCCGCTAAACAAATCAGGCGGTGCATCCATCGCCATAGCCGCCGTGCGCACATAGATTTCCTCGCGCCGGCCTTGCGGCTGCCCGGCGCGCACGCCAAGGCTCTCCAGCAGCCGCACTCCCAGCTTTACAATCCGCTTGATCCGGTTTTGCGAGGCTCCATCTGCCGCTTCCGTCAGCATCTGCATGGAGGTAAAGCGCGCGGGATAGGCCAGCCCCGCCACGGTGTTGGATGAAAACCGCGTCAAGCTGATCGTGCCGTCCGGCTGCACCACACAGGGGGGATGCATCGCGCCATCGGCCAGCACCGCCACTTCCTGCCCCGTCAAATGGCCCAGCCCGGTCATTACATTGGTCGGCAAGCCCGTCTGCCGCCGCCCGGCATCTAAAAAAAACGCCTTGGCCAGCGTGTCGCCTTCCTGCCAATAAGGCATCAGCAGCTCAATCGTCCGGCGCGGCCCATCTTCAAAATCCCGGCGAACCGCCAGCCAAAGCTGATCATGGCTATTGTCCGGCGCCGGGATGGCGCAAATGCTTTCCACAATTGCATCCCCGGCCAGCGCATGGCGGCTCCACCCGCGCACGTCTTGATCCTCATCATAGGTCAGGCACGCCAGCACGCCATCAGCCCGCAGCGCCCAAAGCAAGTTCTCAGGCTCTTGCTGCGCCACCATTTCAATCACGCCCGCCGCCGTTATATGCCCGGCCCGCACCGTCAAATCCGGAGAGCGATAGCGATCAGCATTAAAGTCATAGCCCGCTTCACGCAGCTTGCGCCCGGTCCGCGCCACAAACACCGTGCGGCTGCCAGTCTGCACTGGCCGCACCGCTTCGCTGCCATAAAAACTTTGCGCCGATATCCGCAGATTGCCCGCCGAAAGCCCAGCTTGGGAATTGACCGTGTTCAGCGCATATTCGCCGCTCGCGGTGCCAATCAGCAATTCCCGGTCATTGGCCAGCCATTGGATGATATTAGGACCGGGCGTCCGCCGCCGAATAGCCAAATCCGGTTGCGCTACGCCCGCCTCATCCAATTCGGAAAAATCATTCAGATCGCCGGCCACACTCAGCGCCAGATCATAGCCCTTGCCAAAAACAAGCCTTTCATCGCGGATAGCCACCACATTGGGCCAGCCCTCCACATCGCTAAACAGATCAAAGGCCCAGCGCCGCGTTGGCGTCATCACCACTTCTTGCGGCAGGCGCTTTATCACCGTCGCGGTCGCGCTTGTCGGCGTCGTCACCGCCGTAATCCGCACCATGCCGGAGCGCCCATAAAGAAACCGCCAGCGCACGCCGCCAGCGTCGTTGTCATTCACATCTTTGCCAACGCTTGTCCCGTCCCAGGCATCACCTTCGCTATGAATAGGCTGCACAGCACCTGTGCGCTTGCTGCCGCTCGCCGGCAGTTGCATGGCCTGATACACCTTGCCATCGCTCCGCCGAATGTCAGACAAGTTCACTTCAACCGCCGGTTCCCACGCCAATATCGAAGCAAAATCCGCCGCTTCCAATTGCACGCGGCTGCCCACATGCCCGGCTAAAAATATCGGGTCGCTGGCGGTCAATATCACGCTGCCCGTGCTGGCGCTGGCCCCTATCGTAAACCCGTCATCAATGTTCTGGTCTTTGAAAGGCCCGCCCTTAATCGGCTGCACCACCAGCGCAAAGGTTACGGCAGATGTGCGGCGCAGCTCGCGCGGCTCATGGCCACCTCTCACCAGATACAACACATCGGCGCTTTGCTCATAATTCAGCGCCGCCAGATCGTCGGCGCTGTAAGGCGTCACAATTTCATACGGCACACCCGGCGCCGTCTCAATTTGCACATCATTGGTAAAAAACCGGAAATAGCCCGGTCCGGCCTCAATCACATAGGCTTGCGTCACATTGAACACGAACGGGATCAGCCGCACAGGTTCAAAATCATCAGCGCCTACTTGCCCAATATGCACCGTTCCGCTGCGCTTCACCGCTGGCCCTTGCACGGTCAAAATCATATTCAGGATTTCGCGCCCGCCCGCAGCATAAACCGCCAAATCGCTGCGCCCTTCCATGCGCGCCGAAAGCTCGCCGCCATTAAACGCCGTTTGAGGTTCGTTCCGCACCGGCATCAGCCGGCCTCACGGGCAATAAGCCAGTCATCTTCGGGGAATGCCTCAGGCGGGTTTTCCTTGCCGTCCACACCGCGCGCCCGGTTCAGCGCCGCTTTATATTCATCGCTCGCCGCCGCCGCCAGGCTATTGGAGCCGGTCAGCCGCACCGCCACTTGCTTGGCCAGATTGCAGGCCAAAGCCTCCACAAACAGCGCATCAAAGCGCCCGGTATCAGTCACGCGGCTTGTGTATCGTATGTTCAAAGGGCCGGGCTGGCGCACCAATAGCCGATTGGCTTCAAGCTGCCAGTCCGGGTCATTCTCAATTTCCAGCAGCCGCAAAAAATCCACCGGCACCAAAAACGCATTCCACCCGCCCCACACCACAGCCGCCGCATCTTGTGCCAGCGGCGCGCGTTTGGTGGCAAAGTTCCAGGGATGATCTCGCAGCGTCGCGTCGCGCACATCGGCATAAATGCCCACCAGCGCCCGCCCGGCGCGGGTATCATCCGCCAAAGACAAAAGCCCGGCTTCATCACCGAGCTTTGTCAGCGCCAGATTGGCAATATCAACCTCAGACGCCACGGGGCCGTCTCCTCTCTCAGCCGCTTAGGCCGGAGGCCAACTCTCCATCAGCTTGGCCTTCACATGGTCCAGCGCCTTGGTCACATCTTGAACAGTAGTCGCGGCGTTAAAATCCACATTCACTTCCACGCCCACCCCGCCAGAAACAACCGTGCCCGCCGCCGCCGTCACCGCATCGCGTGAGGAGCCAATGAGGCTGGTATATTTGCGCGCTGGCATCTGTCATCTCCCAAACAAAAGTGACAGCGGGCGCTGGACAATACCAGCGCCCGCCGTCCGTTACGCGACGATTGAAAAATACAGATCAACCACGATGGTTCCAGAGCCGGGGAGGCTTGCCGTCGCCACTGTCAGCCATACATCTTGCGCGGCCACACTAGGAGCCGCCGCCGCCGCCGCCACTTGCTGAAACACTTCCGGGCTATTGGTGCTGGTTTTCACAGCCGCCGCCCGAAACTGGCCATTGCTGCCATGAACAGCACTTGTGCCAATCGCCACAGCGGAAGTGCCCAGCGAAGCCGATTGGTTCAGCGTGCCATAAGCAAACACCGCGCCCGTCGGCAGGGTCGCCAGCTTGATCTGGTCTGAGGTGGTCACAGCACCATCCACCGCCAGGTCATAAGAGCAACGCAGGCGCCGCAAATCACCCCGAAACACCGCGCCAGATACCATCTGTTGCGGGCGGGCTTCCAGCGGAGCCTGTTCTTTGGAAAAACGAATAGCCATGTCTATATCTCCCTAAGCCGCTTATTCAGCGCACAAAATGATGCCGCACTTGCCTTCTTCGGTGCGCGACGCGGTGCAGGTGATATCGGCATAAACCTGAATGGAATTGCCAAGATCGCGGCGACGGCCAATGTCCATGGACATATCCCACTGGCCAAAAGCCATGCCGCTCTTGCACCAGAACGGCACACGGCGATTGCCGCTATCCAAGGTCAGCGCCGCAATTTTCGGCCCTACAGTGCTGGCCTTGCCAAATTCCATTTCAATGAAGTTGAAGCCAAACAGCTTCACAAGCCGGCCATCGCGCATCACCGGCGCATTCTGCGCATTGAAGTCGCTGGAAATGACTTCAAGTTGCGCCTGCAAGTCATTCACCTGCTCAGAAGTTACGCCCATATAGGCTTCCTCGGCAGACAGATCGACATCAGACGCCGCCAGCAAACGCCGGCCTTCCCGCAGCTTGGCAATGTTTAAGCCCGTCGCCGCCGCCGCGCCGGTAATCACCGGCACAACATTGCCGCCGAAGGCAGTTTGGGTCAGGCCGTTCTTGCCGGTAAGGTTGGTGCCATAAAAGCCCTCCAAAAACGCAATGTCCTTGGAGCGTTGAATGGTGGCTGCACCGGCCATCACATAAGCCCCTTGCAGATCAATGCCGGCCATAAGCTGGTCAGCCTTTTCCACAAGCCGCACAAACTCATAAGCAAGCGTCTTGGGCATCCAGCGCCGGGTATGTTCGGTTTCGCCCACAATGGTCGGGCCATGCCGCACCGTGCGGCGCGTTGGCAGGCTGGAGCCAATGAGATTGACGATTTCGTGAAGCTCGCCCTTGGCGGCTTCCTGCATGGCATATTGCGCCAGGCGGCTGTTCGTCTGTTGCAGCGCCAGCGCCATGTTATTCTTGAAGGTTGCGATTGCAGTTACGGGAACGGACATAAAGAAAAATCCTCAGCAAAACCAAAAGGGCTCAGCAGAGGCTTGTCCGGACCGGGGCCATCTTAACCTTTAACGCCGGTTTCGGCGGGCGGTTTCACCGCCAGAGCCAGGGCAGAGGGGCCGCTGGAGGTCAAAGCCAAAAAACCCCCCTGCTTGTCCGGACTGTTCGCAGAATGCCCTTAACACCCCCCCAATGATCAACCCCAATAAATACAAAATCTGCAAAGGCCCTAAAGCCCTGTCAAAGCAAAGTCTTGCGGCTCTAGCTTTCATACATTGCTTTCATCTTCTCGCCATCAGCCGCATTTATCGCCGCCCATTCTGCCGTCAAGGCCGGGTCTCTGGCGTTCAATTTCTGGCGCAGTTCAGGGCTGGTCAAAATCTCCTGCTTGCGCGCCTCCAGTTGGTCAGCCGTTTTGGCAAAGCCGCCGCCGCCGCCGCCGGGCAGTCCGCCCGCTTCGCCAATGCTGCGGCCAATCTGCGCCATCAGCTTCACGGTCGCCGCCAGCCCATAGCCGGAGGCAATGCCGGCCACCGCATCATTGTCCAGATTAAGCATTTCGCGCCCGCGCCGCGCCAGCTCGTTATTCTCAGCAAAGCCCGCGCCCCATTCCTTTTCCAAGCTGGCCTTGGCGCCGCTCACATCAAGGTCAGCCCGCGCCGTCGCCGTCTGATTATACCATTCCACCAAACCCTTCACCTGATCGGGCAGCAGCCCCAGCTTATGCGCCTCAGGTCGAAACGCCTCGGCAAAAGACCCGTCATCACCTTCCGGTACCGGGATATCATACGCCGCCGCATCAGCCGGCCAGCCCATCGCCGTCAGCGCCGCCCGCCGCCCCTCAGCATCATCCGCGCCTTTCGGCACCGTCACCGGCTTGGCCTTCTCCAAATTGCGATAGGCTTTTATCAGCGCCTCAGGATTGGCAAAGTTCTTGTTGGCTATCCATTCGGCATCGGCCAGCGTGTCCGCATCAGGCTTTTCAGCCGATAGCCCAAAACTGTCCCAAAACGGCTTGGCCCCGCCCGCCTGTCCGGCGTCTCCGTTTGCTGGCGCCGCTCCCGGCGCTCCCGCTGCGCCCGCCGGCGCCGCCCCGCCGCCGCTGCCCGCCCCGTTGCCCGCCCCGCTGCCCGCCCCGCCTCCACTTGCGCCCGCGCCGCCGCCAGCGCCGCTACCGCCGCCGCTTTGTTCAAACATTGCAGCCGCTGCCGCCGCCGCACCGCCCGGCTGCGCTGCGCCATCATTTGCTCCTGCTTCAGTCGTCATTTTGGATCTCCATCATGGCGGCAATCTGCTCATCAGAAAGCCGTAACATCTGTTGAATGCGCAGCCACACTTCCCGCCGCCCCTCGGCAAAAGCATGTGCCCGCGCATCCGTCTCATAGCAGCTCCGCTGCGCCCGGCAGAACCGCGCCAAATCCGCCAGCACCCGCTCTTGCGCTAGGGTCCGCACCTCGGAAAAGCCAAACACCGCCCGGTAATCATGGCGGCGCTGGCCCCATAGCCGCGCCCGCGCTTCCGCCCAGGCATTGGCCATCATGCTCATGCCGGCCTCACGCCAGCGCCCCCACCGGCGCTTCATCTTGCGCGGCGCTCAGGCTTTGCGCGGCATCGCCGGCCATCTGCGCGCCTTGCAGCAATTCCATCACTTGCGCCTTTTGCGCCGCATCATCCTTCTCCGCCTGCCGCTCCTCAGGCGATTTAATCCAGCTTGCCGGCACCGCATTATCTTCAGCCATGCCGCGCACCGCCTCAGACCAATCAAACTCGTCCAGCACTTCAGGCTTCACATTGGCAATCGGGATCATCGCTTCCAGCGTGCGCAAAAACCCAATTGATCGTTCGCTTTTCGCCGCCCGGTTCAGCGGGTTCTCATAGGTAATCCGGTATTCGCCCAGCGCCTCGCGCAGCTCGCCAGGCATGTCCGGCAGCCGGCCCATGCTGGCCAGCAAGTCAATCTCGCGGTCAATCATCGGCCCCAGCACTTCGGCCTCAATCCGCCCCGCCGCCGGGGAAAGCAAAATGCCCTTTTCTTTGGCCCGCTCCAAAACTTCGGTCGCGGTCATGCGGTCCGGCGTGTCAGACAGCACCGAGAACAGCGGCACCAAAAACGCCTTGTTAATAACTTCGCGCGCATCAATCAGCATTTCGCGGCCAATCGGGATCGAGCCGCCAGAATAAAGCGATTGCACCAGCAGCCGCCCATCAGCATTCACGCCGCCCATGTTAATCCGGCCCGGCTGATTGTTCAGCCGCGTCAACACGCCGTCATCATAAGCCGCCATCGGCGGATCAACCGCCTTATGCGTCGCCCTGATCAGCGTGCGCATCATCTCATTTACCATCTTGATATCCGGCAGCGCCTGCATCGCCGGAGACCGGCCATAGGGCTCACGCGGCGAGGCCGTGTAGCGCGCCACATGCAGCGGCATGGAACGATAGCCGCCCTCAAAAACCAGCCAATCCTCATTGGCCATCGTCACCAATGTCTCAATTGGCATCCCCCGAAAATCGCGGCGGGACGGGTCAGCATTTTCGCGCGGGCGCCACACTTGCACCAGCTCAAACTCTCTATGCCCCTGCTTGTCCTCAATCGCCCGCGCCATATCGGGATGCAGGCTGCCACTAGGCCACCGCTTGGCAATAGTGGCCGCGCTCATCCGCCAGCGCCGATAAATCGTCGTCACCCGGCCATGCTCATCTTCTTCAAAATAAAGCTCGGCCACAAACACATTGCGATAAATAAGCTGGCCAGTGCCCACCACTTCATCCACCCACAGCGCCCCAGGGCCAAACAGCCCCAAGCTCATCTGCACTTCCTGATATTGGTTGTTGAAGTTGGAGCGCGGCGAATAGCGATGGTAAAACAGCGCATTGGTCACTTGCTCAAAATAGCGCGCCACCGCCGGTATCCGGTCCAGCTCAGGCAAGCCAGAGCGCATCCCATGCCACCGCTGTTCACGCGGCGCAGTCAGGCTCACCATAGCCGCAGAGAAGTTCTCACTGGCCAGCGAAGCCGTGCTGTCAAACATCTTTTCCGTGCGCTGCCCGCCCGGCGTCAAGGTCGCGGTGAAGCCCGCCAGCTTAGGCTGGCACCGCTCCGCAATTTGCTGGCAATGGCTCTCCCAAATACCCCGCTCACCGGCAAGCCGCATTTGCTCGCGCCGAACATGCGTAGCTCTTTCAGATTGCATGGCAATATCCTGTCCGTCTAAAAACATGCCCCATCACACCCAC